TCTGATTCTGTAAGTGAAGCTAAGTTAAAGGTAAGTAATAGTCCAGTAGCTGGAAAGTTTTTACAGTACAAGGATAATACTGACCAGTTAACTTGGACAGATGTAGATCTTACAAATTTAAGTGCAAGCAACTTAACATCTGGGACAGTTCCTGATGCAAGAATAACAACATTAGCAGCTTCTAAATTAACTGGTGCACTTCCAGCTATTAGTGGAGCAAACTTAACTGATATAGATGCCGGAGCAACCGGAGCGGTAAACGATAAAATTTTCTGGGAAAATGGTAAGACAGTAACAACAAGTTATACCATTGGAACTACTTTTGGTGCAGCATGTAATGCCATGTCCGCTGGACCTATAACAATCAACAACAATGTGGTCGTAACTGTTGGTAGTGGCAATACTTGGACAATAGTTTAATTATGTCAATAACAATAAACGGAAACGGAACTGTTTCAGGAATCTCTGTAGGAGGTTTACCTAACGGTATTGTAGATACCGATACTTTGGCAAATGGTGCAGTAACCTCAGCTAAAAAAACAGCAGCAACTGGAGAAGTTTTACAAGTAGTTCATAATCAGGTTGATACTTCAGCTGGTGGTAATAATTACAGTGCTTTATTAACTAGCACTAGCTGGACAGATGTGTCTGGTGCAACGCTTTCAATTACACCAAAAGCTTCGGGCTCAACTATATTACTTTCTGCAAACTGTAGATTGGGTAGTTCTTACGCATCTTATATCACTCAAATGTTTAAATGGGTAGACAATGCAGGTAACGACATCAACACAATTACTAACGAGTATATAGTTACGACTAATACAGGTACTGGTGCTATTCACCTTCCTCTCATTGCAAGTGATGTAAACGTGACTGGTGCACATACATATAAATTACAATACAGACAATCAGGCGGTTATGGAATTTACATTTACACACCTATCGTTTGTACTGCAACGGAGATAAAAGCATGAGTTCAATAAAATTAAACGCACAGTCTGGAGGGTCAGTCGCACTTGACGCTCCAACTCAAACAACAAGTAGTGCAGACTTAACATTTAAGTTACCTGTAGCTGACGGTAGTGCAAACCAAGTTATAAAAACTGATGGATCTGGAAATTTAAGTTTTGGTTCAGCTGCTGGTCCTGGACAGATTGTAGAAACTGTAGTTGGAATGTGTGATGGTCGTAGTGTAACAGTAAGTTCCGGAACTTATACTTTAGGTAACGTAACAGCAGTTCAAGCTTTAACTAATTCATATGCTGATGTAACTGGTAGTAGTATTGCTTATACACCTCCTACTGGAACAAAAGCATTAATTTATGAGTTTGATTTTATGTGGAACGCATCAAGTCTTTCTGGTATTTCTTATCACCAAATACTAATTGATGGCACAGTCGTTACTCCTAGTAAGACTTGTGTTGCATCAGACTACAACTCTTATCATCATTCTCATCAGGCACAAACAGCTTATTGGGTTTTTGATTTATCAGTAGGTAGTAATGATTATGCTAATGGAAAAGTACAAGGTAGTGCTTGGACGTCAAATAAAACCATAAAAATGCAAATGAGAGAATCTGATAACAGTTCTTATAACTGTGTAATTCACGAAAATGATTTTATGGATGGTACTACAGCATCTGGATCTGCAAGAGTAAGAATACCAAAATTACAAATAACGGCAATAGCATAACTATGAGTACAATAAAAACAAACCAGCTTGCACACACAGCTAACGGTGCAAGCGTATATACACTGCCACAAACAGATGGTAGTGCTGGACAAGTACTTAAGACAGATGGCTCTGGTAATTTAAGTTGGGTTACACCAGCTACATCAAATTCTTATTTTTCAGTTCACGATCAATGGGCATTAAATCAGAATATAACTACTCAAGGAGAATTTACACTTACTGACACTCATTTTTCTAGATCAAATTCTTACGCACCAACAATAGGTGCTGCTATGAGTGTTAATAGTAACGGTTATTGGACTTTTCCTACAACTGGTATTTGGAGAATAAAAGTACAAGCTTTAGTTTCGACAAATAATACTGCTCTAAGGTACTCAGGTATAATTCTTAAAAAATCAACTAATGGTGGTTCTAGTTTTGATAATCAGTTTTACTCATATACTCATTTTGCTGCTGTAAGTGGTGCAACGTATAGTCCCTTACATCTTGAACATTATATGGATGTTACGAGTACTACAGATGTAAAGCTAGAAATAAGAATTGATGGAATTTCGCAAAGTGCAACATTTTTAGCTAACGATGAAGCTAATGGTCGTCCACAAACAAAATTTTTCTTTACTAAGGTTGCTGAGACATAATGGCATTAACAAAAATAGGGACGGATGGTGTCAAAGATGATGCCATCACGTCAGGGAAGATACCCGCAAACGCTGTGGGTTCTAGTGAGATAGCAGACGAAGCCGTAACACTAGCTAAACTGCCACATGGCACATCATCTAACGATGGTAAATTTTTACGAGCAAACAACGGAGCAGATCCTACGTTTGAAACTATTACTGGTACGACAATAAACAACAACGCAGATAACAGAGTTATTACTGGCTCTGGTACTGCTAATACTTTAAATGGTGAATCAAACTTAACTTATGACGGTTCAAATATTTTAAAAATCCAAGGACTAGATCAACAACAGATAACTATAGGATCGACTAACGGTGGTATTGCTGCACTTATTTTAGATGGTAATTCTAATGGTGATGGTGCTGGTGGCGATTATGCTATTATTCGTCATACTTCAAGTGGCGACTTAGATTTTTTTGCAAGAGATCCAAGTGGTGCAAAAAATTATATATTTAGGACAGGTTCATCAGAACAAGTACGCTTTCAAGCTGGTGGAGGAATATCATTTGGAGGAGACACCGCAGCAGCCAACGCACTTGACGACTATGAAGAAGGTACCTGGACACCTATATTTAAAAAAAATGGTACTGCAAACCCTACTCCTTCTCATGTAGGAGGAACTTATACAAGAATTGGTAATATTGTTCATCTAGCAGCTTATTGGTATTTAAATAATAGTTCTAATAGTGCTGGAAGTAGTGGTTATTGGACAATGGAAGGATTGCCTTTTAGTATAGAAGCTCAATTATCAGGTGGTTATCAATTTCTAAATACTGGTTATATGAGTATAAATAATACTGATTATGTAACTACAAGTACTTATAACTACCCCATAAGATGGCAAGCTAATTCAAGTGGAGCATTAAATATGTATGGTCCTATTGCTGGTTTAGCTTGGACTAATGGTTATATGGAAGTTGCAGTAAATGGTGTCTTAAGAATAGATTAGACCGAAGCTACGTCTATAAACTAAGCCTAAAACTGTTTATATCGGAGATATATCCTAATGGCATTAGCCGAATCAATAGAATACGACAAGATAGAAGTTGTCGGTCAATACAAAGCGGTGCAAGTCCGCAAAGCAACTGTCATCACAAAAGATGGCAACGAATTAACAAGATCTTTTGAAAGATATGTACTATATCCAGACTCAGACATAAGTAAAGAACCATCAGAGGTTAGTGCTGTATGTAATGCAGTCTGGACGGATGAGGTAAAAGAAGCATGGAAATCCCGTCCATCAAAATCCCTAGTGGAGAAAAAATAGAAACAATATCTATACCTTTACCAACAGCAGACGTACCCTTTTATAGACCTATGGTCATTCCACCTAGTGACCTAAAAGAGCCTGATGGGGTACAAGCTGAACAAACAGATGAGGTAGATACAGGTATAAGAAACGTCAATATTCCAATAATAGATTTTGATGTACCTTTACCAGAAAACGAAATACTTATAACTGCTTCTACAACAGCAGTCGTTTCCGTAGCTGCAACCTTGACTGCGACAGCAGCTTTTAAATGGGTTGTAACAGCCATGAAACCAATACTTAAAACAGCATGGAAGAAGTTAAGTCCGAAAAGCCAAAAGGCTTAATCGGTAAATTAAAAGACATAGGTGAAGAAAAGGAGCATCAACTAGAAGTCCTCGGAACTCTAGTTAGGCTGGGCGTTGTTGTTTGGTCTGGTTTCATAATTACGATGAATTATGTCGATATACCTATGGTTAAGAAATCTGGTAACTCAGATATCACTTTCGTAGCCAGCGTTTTTACGGGCGCGTTGGCAACATTCGGTTTGACTACTGGTAAAAATGGCAGTAGTAAACCACCTCAATGTCCGATGAAAGATAAACCAAAAGCATGAAAAAACTAATCTTGCTTTTAGCTCTGTTATCACCCAGCATAGCTAGAGCCAATACTGTCACTCCCCAGTTCACAACAGGGAATATGACATCAAATACAGTTACGACTCAAACTATAAAAGAAGTCACAAAAAAGGAAGTCATGGGAGCTGCCGTAAAAACTTGGAGTGGTACTAACGTAACCGCATCAGGAAATATAACTGCTGCTGATACAACCTTTACAGTCAAAGATGACACTAAAGCTTGGACATTAGAAACCACAACTAGAGCTGCTGGGCTTATAGAGAAATGGGATATCACCACAGACTATACAATCAACTCCACTACAAATTCCTACTCTGTCTTCTCACAGTAGGCAGTCCGGTATTTGCTGAAGGAGACACCAATAATAATGCAAATCCTGTGGCAGCAGCCACGGGAAATGTAACCAATCAAGCTGTCCAATTTCAAAATAACGGAGCACCAAGTCGTCAATCTTTTGGTAATAACATTTCATGCAATGGAAGCACGATGACTTTTTCTCCTTTTTATATGGGAAATGATACAACCCCTTTTGATGAAGAAGGTTACGTCATATCAGAGAACTGGGGATTTCAAATAAATTTCTCAGTTCCATTAAATAGAGATTTGACTAAGCAATGCGAACGTATGGCAGAAAGTCAGATACAAAAAAACAAGCTGGACTTTGAACTTGTGAGAGCACTTAAATGTGCTGAACTCCAGCAAAAAGGCTTCACTCTACTGCCTGGATCTAGGGTTTATCACCTTTGCTCCGATGTAGTACCTATCCAATCATTAATAAAGAAAGATGTTAGCAATTCTAAAACCACTAGTTCTAACTGGTTTAAAAAGCCCTAAATTCAAAGTTTTTGTAATTCAATTACTTGAAAAATTAGTAGAGCAAACAGATAACGAACTAGATGATAAAGCACTTGCAATAGTTAAAAAAGGCTTAGGCGTTAATTAAATGAAAAAAGCAACTGAAGAACAGTTCAATGAACTACATCAGTTGGTCACAAAAGAGTTTTTAGACAGAGTTAAGAGTGGTCAAGCTACTACTCAAGATTTAAAAGCAGCCTGTGATTGGCTGAAGTCAAACGATATAAGTGGCGTTGCATATGATGGCAACCCGTTACAGAAGCTGGCAAAAGTATTACCAGAAGTAGATCCAGAACTCGTAACAAAGAGGCTATATGGCAAGCGACTCTAAGAAATACTATGACGCAAACCCTGACGCGAAAGCTAAGAAGAATGCGTACCAGAAAAAGTACAACAAAAACAGAAAAGCAAAATTATTGATAGCTCGTGCTCAAAGGTTAAGACGCAAGCTTGGTTTAAAAGTCGGTGATAAACGAGACGCATCACATGACAACAAAGATCCTAAAAGCAATAGCGGAAGAGCACAGCTTAGGTCAAAGAACAGAAACCGATACGCATGACCCCATTACTACCTAGTCCTCAACATTATTTACAAAATCTAATAACCATGACAAGTCCTGACGCTAAGAAGCTCTGGAGAAGAGCTATAAAAGAGCACTTCAATTGTCAATGTGTTTATTGCGGAGAAAATTATGAATTACACGAACTTACACTCGATCATGTCAAACCTCGTTGCAGAGGTGGAGAAGATCTTACAACGAATGTCGTTGCCTGTTGCAAGAAATGTAACCAAGACAAAGGTAGTAGTCATTGGCTCGGATGGTGTCGAGAGACATTTGGATGCCGACCTATTAGAGAACAGATGATAAGCGATCACATCGCTGCCTAACTTATCCACTCACGTATATATAACCGCCCCGCAAGGGGCTTTTTTTATGGAAGAATTTGTCCCGTCACAAGGTCAATACAATATTACAAGTAATCAAAAAAGCGCGTTAGAAGAGCAATTAAGAAATCAACTGGTTATAAATAAAAACTCCAAGAAAGGTATAGTCCATAAAACCATAATTGATGGTGAAGAGTACTATATGAAAAATGGAGGTAATAAAGCAAATCCAGTTTGGTACTTAAAGAATAAAGGTTTAAAAAAAGAGGAAATTGCTAGACGTGAAGCAGCAATGAATTATGCTGACCCAACCTCAGAAGAAGTCCGTAAAACAAGAAAGTTTAACAACAGAAAAAACGTAGATCCTAAGTTTGCTAACGAAGCTTACATGCTTAATATCAAAACTTATGAGGAACATTCAACAGCTGCTCAAAGTGGTATTAAATTACCTGAAGGTATTGGTACAGATGATATAGAAAATGTAAGCCTAAGAGTAGATGGTGAGTTTGACGTAGACAATGTTAAAGCTGCTAAAGATAATTTTGAAGATTTTTCTAAACGAAACGGTAACCCTTGGCATGCTTTTCATAATAATAAGACTGATGAGCTACAGATAGTTAATCAGCAAGAATGGCATCAAAAAGGAAACGGAGAATTTGTAGATCTATTTGAAGACGGTGTAACACTGAACAAATATGAAGTTACTCAATGGAAAAATGCAGTTAGAACAGGCAAGCTTGGTAAATTCCCTTTAAGGAAAGCTGCTTATCTACTAAAAGAATTAAATAGAAATCCAGGAATGAAAATTCTTAAGGGTACAGCTTTGGCTGGCATACCAGCTTTACTAGATGTTGTAGAAGCAAAAGATGGATTTACAGAATTAGCAAACGAAGAATTAACAGCAAGAGAAAAAGCATTAGCTGGATTAAAAGCTTATGCTGCTACAGCTGGTATAGCTACTTTAACTCCAGCTGCTCCAGTAGCCGGTCCTACGTCTATTGCAACAGGTCTTCTTTATTCTGGTATAGAAATGATGGATGCACATAAAATTAAGAAACGTAATGAGCTTATGATGTCTTTAGGTTTAGAAATGCTACCTAATGGAGAGATTAGAGATAGACAATATAATCCCGTTAATGTAAATCTAGAAACAGGAGAGGTAATACCTCATCAGCTTGGTCAGGGACACGTCAAGAAGCTAACCAGACGCGGATCTAGATAACTTGTACACATTCGTATATGACAGACGTTTTAACAGCCTTACAGGGCGATTTCAAGCTGTTTCTGCAAGCCTTATGGGAGCAGCTTGATTTACCTCAACCAACTCGGGCACAATATGCCATCGCAGACTACTTACAGTCCGGACCCAAGAGACTCCAGATTCAAGCCTTTCGAGGTGTTGGTAAATCTTGGATTACTGGTGCTTTTGTGTTATGGCCACTCTTTAATGACCCCG